TTTAAAGAAAAAAGGATAGTTTATACTGATTGGCACAACTTTGTCAGTAAACATTTTCTTAGCATCAGCACCTGTTTTAGAAAGGATCCCATATCTACTATCACTTGCTAGAGTGGCTAAGTTAACTGTTTCTGCAGATGACATGAAGGAAAAGCCTGAACGTCTGTTCTTTAGATAGCACATTCCATAACATCTTTTATCAGCTTTACAAGCCTCCCAAAATATATAGAATAATCTATTTGCTTCTCTAAAGTCTGGAGCACCAACATCTATTTTGCTCCATTGTAGATACATGTAATGTGCACCCGTTATGTATGTTGCTTTACCCTTATTGTTAAACCAAAACCCCTCGTCTCTTCTTTTGAACTCTTCATCTATAAAATCATACCACTGTTCTTTGTTTTCGTCAGGGTAGTTTCTCCAATCAAATATATTTTTTAACCTACTTAATTCTTTTGGAGGATCAATCCTTACCCATTTCCGTTTTTTGTGCACGTACACCCCTTGCACTGGTTCCAACGGCAAGCCAATTCGCAAGTTTTGGATTTCAACCACTTTACCGATTTTTCCAGTTTTAGAGATAACGACGATATCATGTTCTTTATTGTATCCATATTTCCATTTTTTACCTTTATTCATACGAGTTATAGTCGTACGTTTAATAGGTTCGATTATTTTAACTAATGTTTGTTCGTAACTCATTTCGATCTTCCTTCTGCGAATCCTTTAAATACTCTTTCCTTTTTTTCTTCAGGATCTTTGCCCTCAAGTAAGTTTTCTTCTTCTTGTATTCTATTGAGTATTTCAAATGCGTCAAATATAGCTAGTTTTTTAGTAGCTGCCGCATTCTTTAATCTATCCGCTGATATATCGTCGTCTGAATCTACAATAGGTTCTTTAGCGACTTTAATCAGTTCATCAACTGCTTTTTGCCCAGCTTGGATTATATTCTTCTTCGTCTCCTTGATATTCATATTTAATTGTAATAAAATTAGATAAAACTCTATATAGCCTTTCGCTATCAACAATGAATTCATATTCGCTATTTGGCGTAAAGCCAACTAAGTCATTAGCTTTTACACTGCCATCTGTGTACTTAACAATTCCTTGTAAAGGTTTTTCAGATTCAATATTAAACTGGTTTATAGCTTTTAAAGGTTTAACAAAACAATATCCTTTTGGGGCTATCCACTTGTCTTTTCTTTTGTATAAAAATATTTGATCGTAATTTATAAAATAAGTATTTTCGTTAAAATAACTTTTACTATTTTTTTCAACACCTTTTATGTCGTGCCATCTTCTAAAGACATTGTGATGAACAATAACCGTATCACCTACTCTTATATCTGTATCACCAATTATCGGTGTTGACACAACAACAGCTTTTCTATTTACATATTGATGATTAAAAATTTCAGTGTTTAAAATTAATTCACCACCGTCTAGTTTTTTAGTATTGTTATATCTTTCTCCTATTGGCGTTACAACAAAGTTGTAAACACTTTTCACTGAGTTTTTCTTTTACTTTTTGACGATCTACTCTGTCCTCTTTCTTGGTATTTTTTTTGCTTTGAATAACCTCCAGGATATTGTTTAGTTTTAAAAACATTTTTAATGTTTTGGATTACTGTTCCAAAAAATCCTTTTTTATCTGGATTGTTGCCAGATTTTAATTTAAACAGTCCACTCATAATTTTAATATTCTAAGTTATATTCTACAGATACTGCCATGTTTTTGTTAAAGTCTTTCCAAGGTAATACGTCTTTACCTTTTTTAATATAAATAGAAAACTTATCTTCTTCTTCTATTATATCACAAATAGTATGTCCACCATAAACTTCTTGACCAACAGCATAATGCATGGCATCGTTTTTATAATCTTTACCTACACTAATCTTTCTTATTAACTTCGCCATTTTCTTTTGGGTAATTTATAGTTCCGTCTTCAATATTAATATCAAACGTACCGTATTCTTTTTGAAATTCCTCTTGTAATTTAGCTAATTGTTCTCTTATCGTAAAAGTATTATGTAGTAACTCGTGTTTTCTAGATTCCATTTGCCCAATTTCTAATTGAGATCTATTAAGGTTACTTACTGTTTGTTGAACTTGTTTTAACTGTTCTACAGTTATTTTTTCTGCTTTCGGAGTTAAGTCTATTACTTTCTCCGTTTTCGGTGTTTTTCTTTTTGCCATTTTATTTAATTTAAGTTAATTGTTGTTGTTTATTTATTTTTCGAATGATAATATTATTGTTATAGGTTTTATATTATACAAATCTTTATCTACAGCGCTAACACTAGCTGCGTTTTCTTCTAACACAATATTAGTAGCGTCAGTAATTGATTTAATAGTACCTATAAGTTGATCATTTTCGTCATGCAGTATATCCCCTACGTCAAAACAAGTTAAAGCCGATGTAGTTTTAACTACTAAAGCTGAAGTACTAGTAGCTGTTTCTGTGGCAACTTGTACGGTTGATGCGTAATTTGGTCCACCCGCTACACCAAGTCCTGCTATATACAATTTATCATACCCTACATTTGTCCCGCTATCAGGTTCGCCAGTTAAACACGGCTGGACAACTTCTCCGTGAGCTGTTCCAGTTCTACCAATACTACCTACAGATACGTTATCTAATCCATGATAAAAATCTCCAGCGCCTATAGTAAACGCTCCTATAAGATCATTATAATAACCGGTGCCATCAGCTCCACCGTTTAAAGTTCCTAATGACGCTGGGGCATTACCATTTCTACTTTTAGCAAAATGATAATCAAGTTGAAAATCTTGTCTAGCGCCATTTGTACCACGCGATACTACAACCGCGTCTATAAGTTTATTCGTACCTTTAGGTACATCAAACGCTGTCCAATCAAAAACAAGATCATCTGTAGCGAATGCTCCGAGAGCTTGCTTGCTAGCTGTTATTGTAGGTTTTACTTCTACTGTGAAATATTTTCCCATAATTTTATTTTTTTACTTTTTCTAGTGATCGTCCGCCAAAATAAGCACCGATCACGGTTATTAATACTAGTTGTAATAGATCCACCCATGAAGCCTTAACTTCAAAATGTATAACACCAGCATCGATAAATATTAACAATACTGTTGATACACATAGAAATATTAAAACTAGTGGTCTTATGTTTTTACTTAACCACGAGTCAGATGCCATATCAACTTTCCATCTTTCAGTTACTTGCTTTTGCATTTCCGCCTCATAACCCATGACCATATCTTTTATCTTTCTTTCCGCCTCAAGTTTTTCTTCTTTAGACGTATGTAAGTTATCTATAACTCCACCTACATTTTTTATTAGTTCTCCAGCTCCTGCTGAAAATATTTTATTTAACATATTATTTTATATTACTGGATTATCTCCATTATTAGCCTCGTGCTCCCAAGGAAACTCGCCATGACCAGCTTCTTTCCATTGCCCATCTACCTTAATCATATCTACACCGTTTCTAGTTTCTCTAGCAAACTTTTCTCCATTATACATTATATAATCATCTGTATAAGCAAGTTTACCTATTTTCATATCAGTAGCGTGTCGCATTTCATGGTTGATTACTTGTTTTTCTTCAAAGCTTCCAGGAACTATATTTTTGTTAATATAAATAGATCCATCCATATTTGCCTCACCCATTACGCCTGGTGCTAAATTTTTTCTTATTATAGGTGTTCCAGGAATAGACACATCTGGATCACCAGACTCTCTATGAAAACGAAGTTTATTTTTTATCTCTCCGCTAGACATATAATTACCTCTTTCTGTTCCTAGTTTAAATCCCATTATCTATCTTTATCTTTAATCATATCATCTATAGCTTTATTGTAAACTTTATCTGTATATGATTTGTTATTATAAAAAACACTTCTTTCTGATGTAGGTAAATCTTCTTCACCTAAAAGTATTCTGTAAATTCTACTTATCATTTGAGAGCATTTCCACGAGGTTTTAAATACAGAGTACATTATAGTAGTTCTATTACGATGTCTCCAAGTATCTATCCAACCATCTCTTCTTAGTCTCTCCCATCTGTTTTTATCCCATGAATAAGTGTATACTCCGTCCATGAAATCTTTTCGTGTAAATCTTCTTTTACAATCTAAATAAATTAATAATTCTAAATCTGCATCTTTTAACCCGTAAGTTTTACAGACCCACTTTCTAGTGAGCCTGTAATACTTAAGGATATTCATTTCACGCAAATCTTGCGCGGTTAGTCTCATCTACTATGCAAACGCAGCACCAATAGAAATAGTACTAAGAGCAGTAACTTCTGATACAGCGTAAGTGCTTGATAAATCATCAGCAACCACTATAACACCATCGTGATGTATACCACC